AAAACCCAAAGGGTAAGGCTAAGTCTAGGCGTAAGTCTTTTTGTGCTAGGATGTGTGGAATGAAAAAAAGATTAACAAGTGCAAAAACTGCTAACGACCCAAACAGTAGAGTTAACAAAGCATTAAGAAAATGGAATTGTAGGTGTTCATAAATGAGTTTAGTAGAAAATATTAACAAAAGAAAAAAGGCAGGCACTAGCAGGTCTAAAGCTAATTCAACAATAAGCGACAAAGCATACGCAGATATGCAATCCGGGTGGAAGAAAAAAGGTGCGTATGTCGGAAAGTCAAAGAAAAAATTTAAACCACACAAAATGTATGACAAAAATGGTAAGTCTTATATGGCTAATACTATGGAAGACCACTTACGTATGAAAAAGAAAGGTTATAGTCATATGGGTGCATATATGGGAAAGAAGAAAAAGAAGAGCTTTCCTGACCTAAATAAGGACGGTAAGATAACACAGGCTGATATACTTATGGGTCGTGGTGTCAAGAAAAAGGGTGCATATATGAATGCTCTTAAAAAGAAAAGGGCAGGTTATTATATGGGTAAGAAGAAGTATTAATGACAGTAGCACAAATAGCACAGCAAGTACAGTTACGTGTTGAAGATAAAGATGCTGTTATTTATACTGAGGCAGATGTAGCTAAAGCAATAGATTCAGCTAATCAGCGTATAGGTGCATACTTAGATAAGAAGTATCTCTCACGACTACTTCACGAGCAATCTCTTAATACATTCTTTGATAACAATGGATTACCATTGGCTGAAGGAATATTGCACGCAGATAATCAATTCTTAACTACATACAATTATAGTTATGTAAACAATAGTGCTCCTGATATGAGTGCAGATAGTAAGATTACTTTAACAAGTGCACAAAGACAAACTATATGGAAGGGTAGCTTTTTATTAAGTGACCTAACAGCTCATACACAAAAGAATCAAACAGGATTTGAATTGTTGTTTGACCAAATAGAATCAGCATATTTAATACCTAATGACCATACAAATTACGGTGCAAAAATATCTGAAAGCGTAGTGTGGATACATATTACAGACCAACTAGGTAGATATGAATTGGAAAATAGTTATATGTATACGCCTAGTGGTAGTAGCCCTGTATTAGTACGCACAGCAGAAACGCAACCCTCAGGTCAGCACGAAGTTAAGTATCTAATGTTACCTTCTGACTTACCAATGTTTGGAAATATTCAATTAATCTATTACAAGAAACCTACTACAGTATCTAATATAAGCTCGCAAGAATTAGAGGTTGCTAGTGTAGCTCACGATGCAATAGTATTTTTAGCCTGTGCTGAGTTGCTTAATAGTGACGGAGATTTACAACGCTCATCAGATATGCACAATAAAGGCTTGCAAATTATAGAGTCTTTAAACGCAAAGGTTGGCAATATGGACATAACCAAGAAACAGAGTAATATATAATGAAGTGGACAGAATTAGTAGATAGAACAGTATTGCAATTTGGTACTAACCCACATAATAAAGCTATGGCACGTAAGTTTCTTGAAGAGGCAGAACGTGATTTAGCCTTTTATACTAAGTGTTTTATAAAAGATAAAACTATTGTAGCTAATTCTGATGATAACTTTTTTGAAATGCCTGCTGATTTTTTAGAGTTGAAATCGGGCATAACGTCCAATGAGCATCAGTTAGAGCCCTACAGAGACCAAATAAACAGAGTTAAATCTGATGGTTCTCAGGTTACAGGAGTGCCTAGGTATTACTTATTAACCTCACAACAGATTATATTGATACCACATCCTGAAAGCGAGCAGGTAATAAACTTTCAATATATTGCACAGCCAAAGGCTATTGATAGCGACAAATCATATAAAAAATTAAATTACAAAAATTTAGACAATGGTTTTTTCCAACCTGACACGCAAGTAGAAGGTTCATTAAGTCTTGCTAAGGCAACTGTGCATAGCGATGTAAATGACTTAAAAACAGGTACATTGATATTAGAGGACATAGTAAAGGGACAGCATATATTTACTTTAACACACCCTGCTAATATAGGTTCTACAGGATTAAATTTTAACATAACTCAGGGTAGTGGTACTTTTTTCCCTGCATCAGGTTCTATTACTATAGTGGATACAGATGGCGATGAAGTATCTGCTACGTTTAGCAGTAGGTCTATTACAAATAATGTAACCTTATCAGGAGTGCAGATAGCAGGGGGTGCACAATCAACTTTAAACGCAGGTGCGACAGTTACTATAGAGGCAAATTTCCAACAGAATGAAACTATATTTACAAAAGACGATTCTTATAATTTAGTACAGGTTACAGGTAGCTATACCTTTGCAGAATTAGAATCTAGTTGGGATGAATTTGGTTTAGGTGCAAGAGCGACTTCATCAAGTGTACTAATAAATTATACTGATATAGACATACTTAGCCCTGTAATACCTGATATATATCATTTATATTTAGTAGACTACGCTAAGGGTTGTATGGCAGAGCAAGAAAAGGAATATCAACTATCAGATAGGTTTATGCAAAAATACTACGCAAACAGGGAGTCGGTAAGAGGACAGATTAGTGGCAAGGGTACAGGCTCAGGCACAATGGTTGTTGCAGACCTTAGTTTTCGTGGTAACATTGTATGAGCTTAATCAAAGTACCATTATTCGGGGGGCTAATTACAAATGCTGACCCTGAAGATTTAGATAAGCAATTTACGCCTCACACTCACAATTTTGACACAAGTCAAGCAGGTACACTAAAAAGACGTGAGATAGCGACAAGAGTAAAGATATTAGAAGATAGAGGGTTTTCTTCTATGTTCTTGTTTAGAAATAAAAATTTAGCCAACGCATCAGGTGCTGAGTGGTTAATATATTGCAATCAGCGTGGCATTATTTATAGGATGGATAGATTCTATAATGATTTATTACTTGATAGTTATGTTGAAAATGTATTGCAATATAATCCAAGTAATGTACCACCCGGTCAAGACTTTTTATTTTTATTACCTACTGAAGACAGTACAATACCAAAAGACATTACTTTCCAACCATTTGGAGAATATGTTTTAGTGGGTATGGGGCACGATTATCCTGCAAAGGTAATACAAGCTATAGATAATCGTGAAATGTTTTTAAATAAATACACTAAATCTACAGGTGTCTACATAGAGGATTTTTACGGTGTGTATCCTACAACCTATACATTAACTGCATCAGCGAGTACGACTATGGGTACGTTAGTAGGGGGAGATTATTATTATAACTATGTACCCGTCTATGATGGCGTTAATGAAATCCCTATTGACGATAGTAAAACTGTTTCTGTTAGTGTAACGCCATCTTCAGGTAATGTTGCGAAAGTAGATACTACGCTTGTATTGGATTATGATGATTTGCCTTGCAGAATAACAGGTTTTAAAGTATATAGAGCATATCAACCTTCAAGTGGGAGCACTCAATTATCTTACAGGCAAATAAAAAATATTAATTTTCTTACGCCCTCAGGTTCTACAGGAACGATTGTAAGTGGTACTAGTTTTTTTGCAGGTAGACATATAGCCTATAGCCCTAACGGATTTCCTACTGTTGCTAAAATAGCAGAGGCATTTAATACTTTATCAGGTGTATCAGGAGTAACAGAATCAACATTAACAAACAACATAGGTACATCATCTGACCCTTTTTACTTTTTTAAATTTTACGTAGCAGGACAAGAAAACGACACTTGGAGTAATGGCAATAATGATTACACGGAAGTAACAGATACTTTAACAGGTGCTCAATATTATATTGGTGGTGCTTTATATAGTCCCGATTTGAACAACGCACAGACTTCCCCTCATAGTTTTTATAATATGAATCAATACAATCAACGCTCTCACAGTTTGCAGTTTAATGGCGTTAATAACTCAAATGGTTTTTTCTTTTCAATGCCTATACTTGAAACATCAATGGATGCTAGTAATGAAGATGGTCTAATTAATGAAGGTGGTGCAGGTAATTGGTGGTCAATATTTGATGGTAAGGATTTAGTGTTACAAGTCACAGATTTATCTAATATTGACAACAAAATATATCTTGGAATAGAAAATTGTTATATGGGTAAGGATAAAATATATAGTTGCAATAATGTATTTAGAACCCTTAATAGTCACTCAGGAGAAGCCTGTTCGCTTACATATGAAGACAATACAGGAAATACGGTCACAATAAATGAAACTATACGAATGCACGATAAAAGAATGGTTGCATTTAATTTAGATTCTAATGG